TAAACCTGTAGACCATGTTAATACAGCATCAGTTTCAATAACAGGATCTTTTGTTCCGTTTCCTTTGTCGATATACAGCACAGTGTTTTCCCGTGATGGGTAAGTATAGCTTTCTGTGCCACGTGCAATAATGGAATAGGCTAGTGTTTTATTTGAAATGCCTACGTGCATAAAGAAATTCCCTGCTGCCCCGCTGCTGATTAAATCATTACGCCCTCTTAACTCTATTCCTATTCCTGTGCTTGTACCATCGAGGACATGAAAACGAGTTTGGGTAAAGTAATTATTATCTGCATCGTCTACGGTTATCCCGTTCCCGTTATGAATACCACCTTGAATACTTTCAAAATAATTATACGATGTATTACCTTTTTTACCTGCAACCGATGTACCACCCGTCAAAAATAGCACGTCACCGTCTTTAATTCGCTGCTTACCCGTAAGCATAGAAAATATATTTTTTTGTGAATCCGATGCTTCTGTAATTGCTCCTGTAATGTCCACGCCGACATATAAGCCAGCTACACCAAATTCATTAAAATATAGCATTTCAAATTTTGAATTATTCACACTTTTTATCACTAGTCCATAATCCGCTAAATCGTTTGCTATGAAAGATATATTACTGACTTGGCAGGAATCTATACGTGTAAGTGATGTTGCGTGTGGGCATAACTCCATCATTGTTCCATTCGCTGTACCAATCCATGTAAACCTAGTAGCTGCAATATTCCCAGATGCATCATGTATGTCACCCATACCAAAACCTGTCAGGCTAATATTTGAACCATCAATTACGATAGTAGAAGCTATACCATAGTTAGCGGGTGGAAACACGATACATGCTCCGTTTACAGATTTAGCATATTGAATAATTGCGTTGATTGCTACTGAATCGTCTGTACCATCACCTTTTACAGCAACTAATGGAGCAGGTGGAGCGAAAACATTGATGTACACTTGCGCCGTATCTGCCTTATGTGCATTAAATTCTGAGTTTAGGGTAGCTATAGCAATCAAGTCTGTTGTCGAAGGCGTTGCGCCTGTACTGCTTAAATCGGCGTCAACATAGAATCTAAACCTCGCAGGTGTCAACCTTTCGCCAGAAGCTCCGTATAACTGAATAGAAGCCCTCACGCTACCTGGTATTGCTATTTCATTTGTTCCCATCGTATAAGTTATGTTCCCTGCGTTAATCGTCAGGTTGCCTTGAACGATATTGCCATCATCTTTAACAAATGTAATCGTGCCGGAAGATAACTCGCTATAGGTGATTTCTACACCTTCGTTATATACTTCTATGGTTAGGATGTTTACACTGGTATCGTTGCTTACAACCCTTATCTCAGTGTCTTGATAGTCTTTCCAAATCTGTTGCAATGTTAATGTAAAGTTATTGGTAACCATTTGTACCTCCTCTAATCTGAATCTATATAAAATTTCATTCAATTTGGTAAACCTTATATTTGTCTGTATGGCTGGAATATTGGCGTTGGCATGTTATCACTTCCAATCAATAAAGCCCCATTGGAGTTATCCTTTGGGGCTTTGCGTTATTTAGGAAACATTTTCTTTTTAGCAAAATCATACGCATCATCCGCAAGCTTTTTCAACGCCTTTGCCCTTGCTTCATCATCGGGCCTGTCTTTTATCCTATGGGTGAAGTTCTTGCTGTAAAAATCGCCTGAAATCTTCTGCCACTCACGTTTCTGCTCTGCTGTCAACTTGACTGTTTCTTTCTCACCCTTCACGGTCCTGCTGAAGCTTTCCGGTGCAAGCTTTGGGAATACAGCTTTTTCATCCGTAGCCTTGTAAATCTCGTATATTTTCTTCATGGTTTCATTCGATTTTTCTGTGTCACCAAAATATCCCGGACTTACAAACTGTTCAACCGCCCTTGCCATAATACCGCGCCCCTGTGATTGTTTCTGCTCTTGCCCTAATGTGTCAATCTTCTTAGGCAATGTCATACTTAGTCCTGGAATCCTCACCAACTGTTTATTCACCGTTTCACCTATTCCGGTATCTGCAGAAGTATCCCTTACATATGGATCGATTGTTTTTGCTACTTGTGCGCCGAAAGTAGGGGTAACAATGTTTGCTGTACCAGTCACGCTACTTACAACGCCTGAGATCGGATTATAAGTGTTCAAAAACCTCGTTAAACTCTGCATCATACTTTGATTGAAAAACGTATTGCCATACCCTTGCAAGGCTGCGTTTAACTGTTCAGAGAAGTTATCCTTATTCATTCCGGAATAGTACGCATCTGCTCCGGCTGCTAATACTGAACCTACCGGCTGTGCCCAATCGAAGGTATATGACTTCCCATCTATTACAAATGAATACGAGTTAATCCCCATCAATCTTTCAAGTGCCGCAACGTCTTTGTCACTGTCTGCCTTGCCTTTAATAAGTCCTTTACTTGCCATTGTATAACCTAAAGTCGCAAGTCCTGTACCCGTCAAGCCTCTTGCAATGTTATCCACGAAGTATTTTTGATTGAATACCGTCTTACCAGCCTTAGAGTATGCACCATGCCCGATAGCCTTTGCAAGCCCGGCAGGAGAATACTCAAGCAGCTTATTGAGGATATTTGCAGGAGTCTTAGAAAACGGTATAACGCCATTAACTATAAATCCCCACGCATCTTTTAACCCTTGCGGAGCTTTAGCAGGTGGCGTTTTCAATGCTTTAAACACTTGTGCAATTCCACTGTCATTCTGGAATACTCTTTCAAGTGCATAGTCATTCGCCGCATCCATCATTTCCTGTGTGACTTCTTTAGTTTTGCCCAGTTTCAATAAGTCACTTATGCGCTCATCATATGCGGCTGTGTAGAACGGTCTATCACCTAATTGAAGCATCTGCCCTACTAACTTATCAGCCTTGTTCAAAGCCTTTCCTATGAGGTTATTATTGCTGAATACGTCCCTTCTCGGCATTTCAAGCATACCAATCGTTGGTGATGTGTCAACTCCGGCCTTAATATCCTTTAATGCCTCACCTAATCCGCTCTTTGCACCTTTGAATTGTGCCCTTAGCCTCCCAACGCTTGGCAATGCTGTTGTCCTGTCACTTTTACGGACAGCAGATGTAACCTTGTCTACCATTGCGCCAGGAAGATCCTTAATGGTTTCAGCAATATTCATAACGACGTTGCCTGTAGGATTTCTAACTAACAGTGTTTTAGGGTTTAGCAAGTACGATACCCTCTGTAATCCTCTGAACTTATCAACCAGTGTCGGAGGTATCTTATTGCTCATTATCTGCATAACCTTGTACCATGCTTCTTTAGCTTCCCTTGAACCTGGCATAGCACTTTTATATTTATCCATATAATCAGCAATAGCCTTAATGTCGCCGTCCGTCAAATCAGGCACGTTGTACTTCCTTTTTACCTGCGACAATATCTTGTCGTAATCTGCTTTCTTGCCTTCTCTCTTTGCCTTATTAAAAATTTCTTCTGCTTCTTTTTTAACCTTGTCCATCAGCTTTGGATTTGTATTTTTGATTCCATCCTCAACCTTATCAACTACTTTCTGCGTCGAAGCAATAACACCCTCTTTTGTCCGTGTATACTTTGCAAATGCCTGTACGCCTCGGCCTTGTGTTCTTCCTGCTTGCGATACACCTTTTGCTGTTTTGCGGATATTGGCTATTTCATCGGCTGTAAGGTCTTTCTTATTTGACAAATCATGTAACAATTCCATGCCCACATTAACATCATCTTGATTATATTCCGTCCTTGACAAGTCCTGTATACGTTTCAATTCTCCATCTGTATCAGCGTTTATTTTCGTCCTTGCAGTTTCAAGTTGTTGTTTTTCAGTGAGCGGGTCATAGCGGAAATCATCTTCGTCAAGTAAGTTCTTGACCTCTTGCGGAATGACATCCGTGTTCTTTAAAGTGTTGGAGTAAACTTTGCTCAATCCATCAAGTTTCTTTTTCGCCGCAAACAACTGTAAGTTAATCTTTAACAGTTTATGTCCATCTTTTTCAACACTCTTTGCCGCTTCCAGTTCAGCAATCTTCTTGCTCAGCCCATCCGCATCATCAGGCAGCTTTGCCGTAACCTGTTCGACATACTTCTGCTGTGATGGGGTTTTAGGTGCAACCTCTTGTACGCCATTTTGAGCTATCTTATTTACCGTAGGTGTGTTTACCTGTTCAGCTTCTATTTTTGGCTGTACGACTTGTGTAGGCTTAACGGCCACCGTATCCTCTACCCCTGCCACTTTATTAACAGTGGGAGTGTCAATTGTGCTTGTAGCTTGCTTAATATTGGCATCGTCCGCTATTCCTGCGGCCTTATTGGCCATAGGAGCATCAACGCTGTTTACCGCTGCCTTAGCCGTTTTAGCCGCTTGTTTCGCAAGTATAGCCTGTTGCCTCTCACCTACCAGTTTGACAAACTCTGTTGACGGTTTACTTGCCTTTCCCATTATTCCAGCTCTCGACAAATCGTCAACTATACCACCGCCGATATACGTTGTAGGGTCAAGCCCCATGTTAATCAGCATATCAATAGCTTGACTTGCTAATGCCCCACCTTTGCCCGTTTTAGCAAGATTGGTTAATGCTTCATCGTACTGTTTTGGCAGAATGTCTTTGCGAAGTGTTTTCTCGGAGAAGTCAAGTTTCTCGCCCTTAATAGCTTTATCCGTATTTGATACGGTCTGCATCATTGCCTGTCCCACACTGCCAGCGAGATTACTTGCCAATGACAAAGCACCACCAACGCCATAATTGACTACCCCCTTGCCTACCTTTTCCAGCCCTGTATCTTCTTTATATGCAGGTATAATGTTCATGCCGATATATGAGCGGTTATCGTTCTTTGTAGCTTCTCCGCCTATCTGCAACCGTTGGTCAATGGGCGTTTGCGTAAAAGGCTTTTGCGTTACTGCAGCTTTTTGCGTAGGGATCGTTGAAGCCTTCTTCAAATTATCCAATAAAGCATAACTCATTGTCGGCGTGCTACCTTCATTTAGTCGCGATTCTTTGACATTCTGTTTCTGCCTTGTAGTATCCTTCTTTTCCTGTACAGCCTTTTTATTCGGAGATACATAAGGTATCTTTGTAAGTCCACTATCAGCAGTTTTGACAGACTCGCTTTGTTCAGCAGCTTCATCAACTATGCCTTGCACCTTTTTGCGGCGTTCAGAAACATATGCATCTGTTGATTTATTTTTAGTCTGATTATCCGCCCCCGATATCTTCTGCCTTCTTGTTGAAACATACGCCATGATAACACCTCACTTATTTTGTTCTCCAATATATATCGCGCTGTGGTGCCGGTTTGTAAAACTCAACATTATCAATATCAAGGGCCGCTATAATATCGTCATACATTTTGTCGCCTTTCGGAGTCTTAGGTAACGCATTATTAAGCCATGTTTCAAACTGTTCCTTTGTATACTTCGGCCTATAAATCGGCTTTGAATCCGAATCTGTTTGACCAGTGGCAACCCTTTCGTTAAGCAAATCCTTGGCCTGATTGAAATATTGCGTGGTTGTCAAAGTTGGCTCGGGGTCTGAGCCGCTTGAACCTGCTGCCAGCCTTGCGTTATCTGCTGCAAGATTGCTTATCTGAGCATTGGTATAATTTGTGTCATTTGTCAATTTAGTCTGCTCGATGCCTCTTTCATACTCGGTCTTTTCGGCTTCTGCTTTGGCGGCTTCAAGAGTCTTCAACTTCTCCTGTCTCTCCGTCTTTAAGTAAGGTATCTGCCAATCGTTTGAAGTGTCGTTATCGTTCGTTATCTGATTTATTCTTAACTGTATGTTGTCATAATACTGCCCTATGGTATCAAAGAACGCTTGCCTTTCTGCTTCCTTTACCTTCTCTTGCCTGTCATATGCAGTATCTTCAACACCCATCGTCTTACTCAATATAGATAACTGATTCTGCAAGTTCTGATTGTATCGGTCATAGTATTGGCTTGTCAGCTCGGGAAGGACTTTGGAAGCAAACTCTTGAGCGTACTGATTGTTCGCTGCTGTAGCCGTTCCAACTGCCGCTGTTGACGGTCTGCCACCTGTTAAAGCCGATAGCCTGCCTATTGTGTTGTTGAATGCCGTCTGTCCCGCCTGTTCATACTGTTGCTTCAAAGGTGCATAAAGGGGGTCGGTAGTAACGTCATATGCCGGCATACTCTTTACGGAATTCTGTAGCGAAGTAAGTGAATTCATTACATAATCACTATACGGATTCACAGGCTCGGAACTTGTTGATACTGTGGGCGTGATAGCGGTTACGGGTGCGGTATTAACGGGCGCAGTATTAATGGGCGTTACCTTTGCGGTAGTTGTTGCAGCAGGTGTTACGGCTTTTATTGGTGTGACGGTTGGAAGGTTTAAACTCGCCCCTGCATATATTTTATTCGGGTCCTTTATACTTGGATTGGCACTCATTAAGGCATTGACAGTGGTATTGTATTTCTTCGCCAATGTGTTTAATGTGTCGCCCCTTTGAATTGTATAAGCCATATAATCACATCCTTATTAGTTTTCGCTTCCAACATAAATCTTTCTTTCGGTTTGATATATCTTGTATTCACCTGTCATTTCAAGCTTAATCTGAAAATGGTTTGCCCGGTTTACCACTATTGGAACACGCAAGGTCGACAGGTCGGCGGTTGTATAAGTCTTTACCAGTGTAAACGAACCATTATTGACTCTTGTATAGACTTTCATTGAAGAACCGGATTCAAGGTCAACCATGAAAATCAATTCAGTGTTTCCCTTCTTCTCGGTCAAATCGTCTGTAAATTCCTTTGTGATTGCTATACTTGTGACGGTTTCTGTCCCTGAGTTAAATTTATAGATCTTATGGTCACTTGCCAGAGCGTAAAGATAACCTTCGAAATATGCAAAGTCTTTCACATTTAAAGTGTCCTCTTGCAGCCAAATACCATTTCGCGTATCATAAACATATAGGGCATAAGTTGAACCATTGTAAAGCGATATGTAATATTTCCTGCCATCACCACCGGCTACAGCAGAAATGTAAGTTTCGTTCAGATCATCGTTTATCGCTTCCGGCGCTCCACCCGTGTATGCAACTATTCCCTTATCGCTTAGCCAGAACAAAATATCATTTACTTCGCATATAGACTTATGATTCTGACAGCCTAGCCGCGAAATCTCAATAAACTGAAAATCCTCTGGTACATCTCCAAACAATTTAAAAACTCTATCTCCCTTAAAGGCTAAAACAGTTCCTTTAAACGCCGCTATTCCTGTGAAGTTGCCCAGTGTTCCAGTGTCCACTTGGTATGCGTCCGTTGCTTCTGAAGGGCTTGAAAATGTTGTCCAATCGTCAAAGTCACCCAATGCACAGGCATATATATTATCGCCCTTCACGCCAAATATGCGGTTGTCCAGCATACATGCATAATCTATGTCCGGCACAGAACCTGCAGTAGGATATGTGCCAGTACCGAAAGAGGCAAAAGTATCTCCTATAGTGTCATAAGAGACTTTATCGGGGAATATAACTATCCTGTTTGATATCTCTACCATTGACTTAGCAGAAGCCGTTACATTGCCCTCGTCTACTCCATTATAGAAGAAGTCAGTTCCATCCACCCACGCTAATTTACTTGAAGCAAACAATGCCCATCCTGCGGTTAAAGTGTATGAAGTTGCGCGGGAAGGTCTAGGGCTTATCAGTGGGTAGTTTTTAGTTGACAGATTGGTTGTAGCTGAAAATTGGTTATCTTCTATGAGTACCTTTTTATTCAGCCCTGCCCACTGGATAATGCTTCTTTTGGTCACTTTCTTATTCGTCCTCAGCGCCGGAAGAAACATAGCCCCACCCACTTTCTAATACATTGTCGGCCTTGAACGGTCGTCTATCTTCGTACCACCTTACAAAGTCAGCTAATGCCGAATTATACAGTGTTTGATAGTTTGAATACTCGTCAAATTCACGATTTAATAAAGCCATCTGTGCCATTGCATAAAAATAATACAGAGAATTAAATCTTCCAGGTAATAAAAGCGTGTCGGTTGCGATATTACCAACAACCTTTTCAGTCGGCGTATACCGATAGATCAGTTTAACCTTGGGCGCTGTTATCGTTACAGCAGCACTTTCCGCTTGAGCCGTAAATGTTCCAGTGGCGAAGGCAAGAACCTTTGCGGCAACTGAAACGATGGTGGCGTATTTGTTGTTAGCAGTTTCATCCGAACAGCCTGATACAAGTATAATGTCCCCTGCGGTAAAGCCTATGAAGTCGTCACCTGTAGTCGTAATGGTTGAAACTGCAAAGGTAATTTCCGCTGCTCCCGATACGTAAGAAGAATCGTTTTCGGTTGGAATGGGGTAAATTTGGAGTTTGTTGTTCTCGTGCCAGAACGATTTTAAAGTATTGTAATGCCTTAAACTGTTTTTTTGATATTGAACACTATCCACCCAAACAGAATATACATCGTCAAATGTTACACCGGAAGGCAAAGTTAATTCTTGAATATGTGCTGTCCTGGAATAGTAAGCCACCCTATATTCTTCTATTATGTCAGTGTATAGAGATAGTTCTAATTCATTCACCCATGCTAATTTATTGGTGTTTGTAAAGGCGTTTGGATAGCGCAAATCAAGCTCGGTAATAAAAGCTGATACAGTGGTTGACAAATTTATCACATCCTTTCGGGCAAAATTAAAGGAGCCGGTTTTGGCAAGCTCCGCTGTTCAAAATTTTATCCAAGTGCGAAGTAACTACAGTCCTAAAATCTTCTCAATACGCTCTAATCTTTCAGACTGTGTCAAGGCTTTTACCTTTTCTTTAGCTTTGTATTCGGCCTTTACTGCTTCGGATTTACTGGCATTTTCATCAGCTTTGATTTTGAGACCCTTATTATCAAGGTGCTTCTCTAACTTCTCATACATCAATAGATCACCCCTTTATCAACAAGTAAGGTAATGAGTTCGTCAAGCACTTCTTCTGTGGTTGGTTCTATTGTTACTGCAACAGGTGCAACATTTATTGTATTGACTTCCCATGCTCCGTTCACAAAATAGGCTTCCTGTCCATCTAAAACGACTAGCTCAACGGTTGTTGCTTTTGATGGGACAGATTCGCCATCCAATAACTCACGACAACCAATGTATTTTCCGTTATCATCATAAAAATAAATCATTAGACCACCCTCCTCGAATTTGTGAATTGAATGTTAAGGTAATCTATTAATAACAATACAGTAGTGCCTGTTGGAGAAGCCATAATTGCGGTTATAACATAATGTAACTCTCTCCCTGCTGCTGTCGGTATATTCGTCGTAAGCGTGTTGCTCCAAAGTAAAGTATCGCTATCATCAGCATATAACTTAAACGATACACTTGTTGCATCCGCGTTTACTTCAATAACCACTCTGTACCAAGTATCCACCGCAACAGTGTATGATGTCCCGGTTGTTGAACCAGCGTTATTACTTTCTGTTTCACCTGTTAATGTAGTCCCGTTAATTTTAATACAAGCGCAATCTGCCCATGCTATTGCATCTAAAGTGTCACAAAATCCCATAACGGCTGTAACACCTGTTAAATTGGCAGGAGTTTTAAAAATAATTGTAGTTTTTTCACCACCGCTTAAACGTATACTATTTGAGTGTGTTATCGCACGTGCGCCTGAATTAGCTGATGCAGATGATGCAATTTGAAACACACCAGGGTGTTTTACTTCCGAAATTGCTGTTCCCATTGCTCCACCGTTTATTGCCGCAGAAATTATAAAATAAGTATTGTCCAAAAAATCGGTTGTAAGCGTTTGTGTGTTTAATGCCGCTACTTGGTTCGTAATTGATGCCAAGGTTGCGTTAATGTCCCCTATTCCTCTATTCAATGCCGTTTCCATTAAACTACCTCCATAACAGCGATCACGGTCGAGTTGGCTTCGGTTAATCCCTTAATCGCACCGTAGTAATCCCTTATGGTTACGCTTCCTCCGTTTCCTGCTCTTGCAGCTGAATCCACGCCGAGTATGAGGTTATATGCCGTTGCAGACGGATCTCCGCCTAAACGGATTATGCAAGGCTCTATGCCTACATTCTGCAAGGTAATGCTGAGCCTGTTGGCATTAGTTTTGGCAATCACAATTCCACCAACGGTAGTATCGACCGTAACAGGCGCTGCGATTGGGGCTGATTCTGAATGGTCAAGCCGTACAAACATTTTATACACCCTCTTTTATTTTATTTTTCAAATCTTCCGTACTAAAAGTTACCAGTTTGCCTTGTATCCCTAGTTCTTTTGCAAGCTTTACCAGTTCTGGTCTGGACATATTTTCATAATTAGGCTTGTATTCTTGAACGCTGTTTTCGAGTTTAATTTCCTTTGGTTTGCTTATCTCTTCTAACTTCTCATAGATTGCCAAAAGAAGCATATCCGTTAATTCAATTGGCGGGTGCTGTTTTGCATATTCTAAAATATCCATATTACCTCCATAGGGAAGGGGCTAAAAAGCCCCATTATAGCCATTCCATTTCTACCGTTATTGTGCCAAGTGCATATGACGTTGCCGCTCCAGATGCAACCTTAAGGCAAAGTGCATCGCCAGCAACTAATGAACCTGCTGCGGTTGTTACCCCTGCTTTTGATACCGGCGTGTTGGCTGTGCTTGTCAAGTCAAACGCCGCTGCTAAAATAACGTCACCTGCGCCGGGAGCCTCACCGGTTGTTAACTTTTCTATTGTCAGCGTTCCAGCCTGTCCTGCCACGGTTACATGCCTTTCATATGCTGAAACAATTTTGCAAGCCGCCGGAGCGATGAAGAATGTTTTAGCAACATCTGCCGCCGCAACTTGTGGGTATGTTACTTGAAACCTTGAACCTTTTACGAACTGTTCTGATACCTCAAGGTCACCAGCTAATATAAAAGCGTTAGCAGATGCATCCCACATAAAATATTTGTCTGTGGTGTCGCCAAACGCCTTGACATCGTGCCCGTATGTATCTGACCCAAAATGTGATTGCTTGTAGCCAAAAAACCTTCCAAACCTTGCTAATTTACTCATTAAAATTCACTCTCCTTTCAAGAGAAAAGGGCGGGATATAGTGAGTCACCCGCCCATAAGCTACTATGCAGGGTTGCTACCCGCCACCCAATGCCAATTTGTCCATCCCTTAACCCATCTGCCAACTGCTTTCCATGACAACATTTCTGTGTTGAAATCACCTTTAGCTATGTCGCCATCTCTTTCAAGATTGCGAGGGTCTTTTCTCATGAACCAATTCAAGCCGGAACCGCCCTTCATAATTTCCTTGTTGACAACAAAAAACTTTTTGCCATCAATTAAAGGGTGAATCATGTAAGAGAAATCTTTGTATGCGTTATCCTGATTGTCAGCGGTATACGCTTCTTTATCAGATCCAAACAACTGTTTACAAGTTTTTCTCCAATACTGCCCGGCAATTATCATGTTCCCGTTAATCAGCATCTTATCGCCTCTATCATTAACCCAATTTTCCATTGCGTTAAGAATAGTTTCCAGGTTGTCATAATCAAGCGAGAGCGTGAATGTATTGCTTTGAGCAGTGTCACCAGGTACAAGGTGATGTGTCGCGGAACATAAAGCTGCGCTGTCAGGGCCAAGGGTAGCTGTTGAAAATGCGCCGTTGAAAGGTGCAACACCGTCATAGAGCAGGGTAGTTTGTACGCCCTGGACTATGTTGTTTACCCTCGTCTTTATGGCTTCATATTCGCCATCCTCGTACAAGTCTCTTTCAACCTGTATACCAGTGTCAAACTTTTCCGGTTTGTACTGTTTTGTGTAACCTGTTTCAATGGAATCGTACTGTACTGAGCCATTCCATTTGTGCATTCTACCGGGTGCGCCAAGGGTGTAGTCGGTGAATTGTGCAGTTTTCCTAGTGATTACGTTGTATAGATCAGATATGAAATCTTTGTTGTTTGGGTTTTTGAAGTATGCATCCCATACCTCTCTGATATTGCCCTCAAGAGCAATAAATTGAGCTTCTGTCAATGCCATTATAAATCATCTCCTATTCATAGTTAAGTATTAAAAAGGTTAAGAAACTGTCAAGTGTCTTTCAAATGTGAACCAAGTTTCCATTGTGTCGGGGTTGGAGTAGAGAATCCTCAGTACATTTCCGCCGATTGCATCATAGTCCGGGTTCATTGCATCACTGTCGAGGTCGTACCCAAGATACCTTTCTGCCATGTAGCCGGGGCAAAGGTAAATTGTATCGTTTGCCGCTAAAGCTGCAGGCAAAGTTTCAGCAAGTGTGAGCGTACCGGTCGCCCCGGTGGAATCGCTTATCCTGACAATTCTGCCGTTAAGAGAGCTGTCAGCTGCACAAGATACAATCTGAATCGCTCCACCAATCCAGAAGTCGTCAGTCTGAGGAACTATGCTGGAATCAACTGCGGTCGTTGTGCTTCCGCCTGTCAAAGTGTAGGCTTTTGATGCCCTGTACTTATAAATTGCAGTGGGTGAATATGAAACCTCAATTGAAGTTCCACTATTCGCGGCATGTGCCACTGTTGCAACGCCATCTATAGGGTCGTCAAAGTCCGTTGGCGCCGCCAGTACAATTACGCCAGTTCCCTGTGTAAAGTTTATAGGCTCACCTTTTTCTATTGCTGTTGCTGTAGGAATGTAAAAATCCCTAACTAATGCGTTTTTCTGACCGTTAAGGTCGCCAGCCCATCTAAATCCCGACATTAAAATCATCTCCTATTCTTCGTTTGGGTCTTTACGTATTGAGCTATCTTTTTGGGGTCATTCCCAAAAGCTTGGCTCAGTGCAAGCCCTTCCTTATCCAATATCCTTGCAGGGTCAACCGTTTCAGCAATTGAAGAATCGCTTACCAACGGTGAACCTCGCTTCTGTTTGTCCTGTATTTCTGCCAAGGTCTCTTTTGCGGTAGATTTCTTCTCTTCTTCAAGGAGCCTGTCAACCTGTCCACCGACAATAAAGCGATAAGCGGTTTTAGCATCAATGTTTGAATTTGATTTCATAAGCTCGTCAACATCCTTTTCAACGGCTTTATAAAATCTTTCATTCTTGATTGATTCTTTCTGCTTTTCAACTTCAATTTGCCGTGTATATTCTGAGAGAAGCTTCTCTGCTGCTTTGATCGCAGGGTGATTGTCGATTGCTTGAGTAATGGCATCAGCATCGTAACCTTCATCGGTTAACTTTTGCTTAAGCTCATTTTTCTGCTGTTCAATGCCCTGCTGCTGAATCTGTGCTTTCAGTTTGGTTAGTTCTGCTTCCATATTCTTTGATTTCTCTAAAACATGGTCATAGTTCAAACCTTTCTGAATAGCTGTTTTGGCCTCTGATTTTTTTAATTTGGTTGGTTTCCCCAAAAAGTCTACTTCGAGGTCAAGTTCTTCGTCCTCAACTTCGCTTTCGTTTGTGTCCTCCAGCGTTTCGTCAAGTTCAATTTCGTCAATTTCGTCCAGTGTTGGTGTCCCACTGTTTTCAAATTCTGACATGGTTAAGCTCCTTGTATTTTTATTTCAAACGCTTTTTAGGGCGAATGATTGCATGAAAAAGCCCCTACATTGGAGGGGCTTGCTGTACATTCTTTATTGCATCACTGCCGAGTTCTGTTTGTGCTTGTTGTGTCTGCATTTCCTGTAACTCTTGTAGTATTTCATCCACAGGTGGAAGTTTGCCGTCCTCTATGGTCTTCCAGAACGCTTTAGGCCCCATTCCCTTACCGAACAATGACATTGCCAATTGTTCATAATATTTTCTTGAGGTCGGGCGTTCATCAACTACCTTCACCTTAATATCAAACTCAGGAATGTATTCTTCCTTTCCTTCCTTCCGAGTGTGTTCCCGCACCATCTCTGAATTCTGGAATGTCCCAAACTTCATCGTTTCATCTGTCTGCATAGTCTGAATGGTAGATACAATCTGTGCCATTGCTTCAAGCTGTTGTTGCTGATCCTGCATTTTTGTAATCTGTTCGATTGCATCATACACAAGAGTTTTGATTGCACTGGATTTGTTGCCTCTTATCCTGTATTCCCGTTCATCGTCATAAAATTGAGCAATGCGGTTTATGACAAGCTGAAACATTTCATCCAAGAAATCTTCAAGAATCTCAATTTTGCCTTTGTTGCGAACGTCTGACCTTGCGCCAAGTTCCGCTATAGAGGAATACGGAACATTCGCACCGGGAGAAACACCCTGGGCTATGGCGGTGTTTTGGGATACAGTGTCAATTACTGTTTTCTTTTTGTCCAAAAACAGTAATAGGCTTTGAGGGGTTTGAGTGCCTTCCCTCTTTTTCATACCACCGGCATTATTGACCTCTTGCATCACGCCGCCACGGTGAGCATTTTTGATATACTCTCGTTTCTGCGCTTCAGATATCGAACCTTTGTCATAGAAATATCCGCCAAGTCCTTCACAGTCCATTGCTTCAATTTGTATCTCGTCTGCCCTATTCAGAAGTATTTGCGGATTGAGAATGTTTCTTATCTCACCGAATCCATAAGGGTTGAATTCATCAGCATATAGAACCTTATAAACGAACGGGTAAAGCCCATCATCATAGACATATGGAATATACTCTAATAGAATGTTCCCTGCCTTGTATGCCACGTGTACGCCCTTGAAAGTGCCTTTCGCTTTGTCCTCGTACTCTTCGGCTTTATATGTAAGTCCTTTTGCTCGATTCTTCTCAGCCTTTTCTAAAAATCTTTCCTTCCAATACTTAGGAACGAAACGAGGAACGCCCTTATGCCAACATTCGATAACATAAGCCTGTTCGGGGTCTAATCCTTCATTGACGGTTTCATTCTTGCTGATTGCGCAATCCTCAGTTACCGCCTTTCCGGTTTCATCCCAACGGTCAATTATGTAACTTAATTTCTTTCTGAATTTCCTGTTGATATATGAACATTCTTGAAGCCGTTCTTCAAGGTCGATTATGGCAGGATCGAAGAATATTTCGTCTTTCTTTTGGTTCAATATCCTTATATCGCCTACCCACCTATGCGGACCCGAGCCGCCCATCCATTGAGAGTCCCATAATACCGCGCCGATAAATGGACCGTATTTCAAGCCCTGTAGAACAGTGTCCTTCCACTGCTTACGGTATTTGTTCTTGTCCAATATGAACGGTACAAGGTCATTCAGTTTGTCTGCCGTTTCATCATCCTGCCCTTCTCTGCCTTCAAAAACCCCCTCCGGCATCGAGGTTGTCAACGAATCATGAATATTCTTGATAGTCGGCAGGATATAATTGTTTACGGAATTAGGGCGATACGATTTGGACTCTGAGCTTCTAGGGGCTATGGAGGTGTCCCACTGGTCACCCTTGAAAGCTAGATACTCGTCATACCATTTATCCTCTATATCTGCGCGTTTCCCGCCTTCTGCGTTTGTCTGCCAATCGTCAATCGTCAAAGCGAATTTCTTTTCCGCATCGGTGTTTGGATTTTCTTTTATTTCGTCTTTTTTATCTTCGTCCATGCTGCACCTCACTCATAAAAATTCCGCTTCTTGCTGTTTTCTGTTTCCTTCGGTTTAAACTGGTCAAATTGATTTTCAATAAATTCCTTCAAGTCCTCATAAGGCAACTTTTGAGTGTCAATGATTTCTTTGATAGCCTCAAAACGCTCCAAGTTTTCCTTATCAGACTCCTTCTTTTTTCTGCCCAATAAAAAACCGCCATAGAAGGCGGCTAATATCGCTATCGTTATCAATGTCTGGATTAAAAAGTTAATCAAACCAAGTCCCTCCTTGTTCGTCCTCTTCCTCTTCTTCCTCGCCTATTGAATCTTCCTCTTTGGGCTCTTCGTACAGCAAGTAAAGGTATCTCTGAAGAACCTGTGAAGTCATATCTACATCATCGTCATGCTCAGCACTAGGAAAACCTTCAAGCGTCTGTATGTAGTCCGTTATCCATGGGGCAATGTCTACACTAGGTAAGTAAACCCTATGGGCTTTCAATAATGGTGTAACTGCTTCTGCTCTTGCGTATTTGCTACCTTTTGGCTCAACCTCGGTAATACCGCCTATTTTGTACTTTAATGCCGATATGATAGCGGGGCCATTTGCTTTACCTTCAATCAGCTTAATTCCGGCTTTAGGCCACTTCTTACAAAGCCCCTCAAACGCTTCAAGCGAAGCACTGAAATCCATTCTTGCCTTTACTCGGTCAAGAAGGTACAAGCAATTGTTTCTTACTCCCCACGCCCCGCCAACAACAAAGTCATTATCAGCTTTATCTTTGAAAGTAAAGTCCCATGAATGGATCTCTTCTTCAAAGTCTGCCGGACGTTCGTTGTAATAACGGAACTCATTGCTCTTGAAAAGGTTGCCGCCTTCGATAGTTGGCTTCTGCTGATACAGTGAGTTCCATGTTCTTTCAGGAGCGGTTTTCTTTTTGGCAAGCATCCATTCCTTGTTGTAATTCTCAGGCCACAACGGTTCGCCTATTGCCCGCCCTAATGGGTCGTTTGCTTCAGCTTCCAGTGGTAAGCTAATCACCGTCCATTTATCCGTACCGTCCCTTTTAAGAATCCTTCCTGCAAGATCGTCAACGTGCCATCGGGTCATTATGAGTATAATTGCCGTGTTCTGAACATCACGGGATTCAATTGTATCCGTGAATTCCTTCCATATTTGTTCTCTTATAGCTTGGCTGTCTGCTTCCTCCCTGTTCTTGTGAGGGTCGTCTATGATGATTATTTCGCCACGCTTACCAGTTATTCCAGTTCTTATACCGCCAGAATACATGTACCCTATGTGATTTTTAATACCCCAATACCCTTTGGCTTGCATATCGTCAGCTATTTCAATATTGAAAAGCTGCTTGCCAAATTCCTCTATTTTCTTTTTGTTCTTTGCTCCAAAATCCCACGCGAGGTCGTCACCATATGAGGCCTCTAGTATCCTTCTTTCGGGATTGCGCCCGATGCAGTATGACGGGAATGATTCTGTGCAGGTTTGCGATTTGGAATGCCCTGGGGGAAGGAATATCATCAACCGTTTAATCTTGCCTTCCTCTACTGCCTGTAGCTTCTTGCATATCAACTTTGTATGCTTCGCGTGTTGGTAGGCTCCTTGATGAACGTATTCAACATAGGTGGCATAATCTGTCTTGGCAAGTTCGGGCATTATTTCAGTTTCAAGTTTAACCTTGCGTTCCTTGAGTTCCCTGAGCTTCTTTTTTATCTCAAGTTCTTTTTTGGGGTCAAGTGTTTGCATTGGGCATCACCCTCCAAATTATATCTTTGTTAATTCTTAGTAGTTTATATAAAAACCTGTTTGAATTACTTTCCACAAGGCTTTTTCTAATGCTACTGAGTAATTCCCAAATATCATCCTGTTCAGATTTGTCAACTTCCTTGATAAAATAATAGTCATAGGAACCATAAAGCCATCCCCAAGTATTATCTTGGTATGTGCCATCTTCAAGCTGATTTACAAAATGAATAGCTATTTCTGTTGAGTTGTTTTTATCAATAGCGATACACGCAAACACTTTGACAGCTTTGCCCTCTTTAATCTTCTGTACTGCATTATAGTGGCACTTATATGTATAATTCATATCGCCGAGTATAAATTTATCATTATCAATCTTTTTATAATTGGATGCCACATAGTTGTAAATTTTCTTCTTGATTGTCCGAATATAATTTGCCTTCATTCGCCCTCCTTATTTCTGTTCCAATTCTCTCGACAGTAAAAATGCTATACAGGTTAAAGCGTGTGACAAGTGGTGTAGCCCACTCTCTTGGTCTATTAGTTCACCTTTGCGCCAGTCTGCTATATGCCTTCGCACGGCTGCGTAGTACCTGTCATTGAATGGTTCAACTTTCTGCCAACTATTAGCCGAATATTTTTTGGCACCATACGTTAGCACTTTTGCAAGTTCTTCCTCGACTTCAACAGGCACAAGTTCATAGCGTAGCTTATCACCGTCAAATTTTACCGATTGGTCGTAATCTGGTTTCATACTTCGTACCTCACATATGTTTCGGTTTCAATGACATCATAAACATTCCTACACGTAACAAAATTGTAGATACGTTCCAAAAATCCATAACCCAAAAATTGCACTACATAAGTTTCCTTTGCACACTCAAACAGCATATATCCTCCTATAAATCCCCATACCACCAGAAGCATACTTCACATTAAACCGAACTTTTAGGCTGCGGTTGGGGGAATAGCTATTTATCGTCTTTCACAATGTTGCCTATCCTGTGGAATTCCTCAACCACATAAGCAGGAAGGTAACAGTCAAGGCTTTCTTTAAACAAGAAATACAAGTCTGCTGATAGCCTTTTGGAACACATGAAGAATAACGGATTGAACAAATATTTCTCACTTGTCAACTCGCCGACTTTATCAATCCTTTTGGCAAGAACATGTTTCTCAACCATCCTGTTCAAGAATTCCTTTGTCCGTCTAATGTTCAAGCCTATGATGTGGGAAATGTCCTCAACGTCAGCGACGCGAACCTTTCTTGTATTTTCCCTTACCATGATGGTGTTGGTATCTTTGTATATCAGTTCAGCAAGGATATGCGCCCTTCTAAAGTCCTCACCCTTACCCAATATGTCTGATAGCTTAACATCATTAAACTGCTTTCTACTGGCCTTTTTAGCCCATAGCAGATAACCGTCATTGTTGAATACTTCAAACTTCTTAAACCTTGATTCAAAGAATTCACCAGTTTTTTCGTTTATGTACCTTGTTTCTTTAACCACCATTATACCTCCGTTCAATATGTCGCTCGAGTAGCATTTTACCCCCCTGTTTTTGTCGCTTGAACGGCATGAGGTTTCAGCCATTTTCAAGGGTTACAGGTCAATTCCTGCAAATTTAGTGAATTAGAAGAACTTAATTCAGTAAAACAGCATTAACCCCTTATAGCCGTCCTATGAATGAGGACATAAGACGGCAAAGGGCGAGTGTTAGGCTGGAAAATTTATAAAAAATTTTGGAAAGTCAGCTATGTGAAAAGTATCTTCTTGCGCACAAGCATACGTTGGTGATTCATCCATTCACGCATATTGCGGTATAGCTGGTTAAGCATATACAACCTCCTATATGTTTACAGAGGGAAAATTAGTTTGAAAATTTTGTAGATTGTATGGAGGTAGTAATATATAAACAGCCCCCCGGTCGAGGCCATGCCCCCATACCGTCCATCCAGTACATGCCATCATTCACATACATAAATATATACTCAATCTCTCACATATTAGTATATATAATGCCTTGTATGCTTACGGCCTGTAGAAGTGTAAGCCATATTGATACTCTTGATTACACGAAACTTTAATTTCGTTTATATCAGCCTTCATCTATAACCTTATAGTCTACTCCCAGTAAAGCTTCAAGGTTTTGTATCTCTGTGTCAAGTTGGGCTAACTCTTGCTGCTTTTGTGGTAATTGGAAATTATTCACCGTAATATTGCCTATTTCGGCAGATTTAGCACTCTTATAAGAAGGATCATTGTTGCGAAGGAATAAGTCTGCGGCATTTACGTCAGGAGGAACGTATATATATTCCTCTCCGTACTCCAAACGCTCTATTTCAGACTGTTTTTTGCCTTTATCATCATATATTATTTCTTTCAATTTGAAGGCTTTAGGCACCTTTTCTTTGATTCCTTTGGCCTTTTCAAACTGGGCATTCATGACCAAACAGCTTTTATGCAGGCGCGCGCGCATAACAAACTCTTTTAATTCTACTATCTCAGCCTTATATTTCATCCATGTGCTATAACCAATACTCAGACTTTCCGCTATGCTATCATCTGTATATCCTGCTTTCAACCATTCATATATCTCATTTAATCTCGGCTCAACGTGGCTCTCATACTTACAAGGTCTGCCAACTTTATCAACCTCATTTGTCTCTGTAGGCTTTTTAATCCCCATATCCTTATCCAATCTAATCACCTACTTATCTACTCACATAAAAATAGAGCCATCCTCTCGGACAACTCTCACAATATTACGGCAAAAATAAAACTGCATCAGCTCTCGCCTTTGCAGTTCTGCACAATTTTATTGGTACACTGACGGGTCATTCCTGTAAGGGTCTTTCATTATGTCTGCTATTGCTAATTTAAATAGATTTTCAGTTGTTTCAACTAGTTGTTTGTCTTTTAAATATTGCAGTGAATCTATGTTACATTTGTGTTTTTTACGCAATTTCTTTTTATAAAGTTTATCAAGGTGCGAGTCTAATTGAACAGTTTCTTTTGTCAATTCTTTAATTGCTGATATGTCGTTAGATTTTAGCTCGTAGTCATAGTGTATAGCATTGCATTTTTCGCACTTTAAATTCAAACCATCCCATATAAAATTTGACACTTTAATTATTTTGTTTGCCTCTGCTGTGTTGATGTTACAAAGTGTATTCACTCCATCACCAATGTGCCACGTTCCAAACTGCTCAAGACGTACTATATCCATAATTGCAGCCCTCCACAATACAAATATAGCACGTCTAAAGTACAATTTAGTCCAATGTTAAAGACTGAATAAATTTGTTACTTATATTGATGCACTGAGTTCTACAATAACATGATTTTCTAGCCACTTGGTTCCATTCAAGCCCATGTACATATCTTGATTCAATAACTCTGCGTTCTTCCGGTTCTAGTTCCATGTATTGCGCGTCTACTTTTCGCTTAAATTGCAATGCATCTATGGTCATAGTTTTAACGTGTTCGGATGATTTTAAAAGTTCTTCTAAAATTTCAACTAAGTTTTGTTGAATACATAAAACCGTTTCGCCTGTTGGGTCGCTTGTGTCCGTTCCGTGAGGCATTCCATCTAACATTTTTTGTGAGTCTCTTGTTGTCATTGATGTAGCAATAAAACAATTTAAATCTCTATTCCATTCAAACACGTTTTTCCCTGTGTAGGGATATAATTTAAGCATCTTCTGTATGTCCAATTTTCTTCCCCCTTCATATCGCGTTATACAATCTGCCGCTCGCCCTTGCTATCCTGTGTGTTTCCACTGCCTGTATATCCTGCTCTGCTTGCCACTCCTGCAAGGCTTTACGCTTGCGCTTTATGTTCTCGCGTATCTCCATCATGCGGATAAATTTATCCTTTTCCATCTACCTCACGCTCCTATCTCTTGTAAATACACATCATGGTAAGTCACACCTACAGCTATTGCCGCCCATACATCTTTACTCACACCATAAAACCATCCTGGGGCCTTCTTTGTCCCAACCACACCAAACCGGTCTATCAACGCTTGCCGTATATTGCTATCATTGGCTTTCATGTTATGGCACAGGTTCATTTTTTCGTCTTTGCGGTAAATAAACTGCATATACTTACAATCCGTATTCCTCGCTATCTCCCAAAATCGCCCTATCCAAAATACCGTATCAAATACCTCTTTTCCTACAGCCATTCCGTAGCTTGCAACCATTTCTATTGCTAAATGCTCATAATATTTATCAAGGATAACTTCAAGCATATCTACGTTATATATTTTGCCAAACGATGCAGGGCTTAAATCCTCTCGTAGTAGTGCATATGCCGATTCTGTGCATCCTGGGTCAATCGCTAAAATCATTCCTCCACCGCCCTATCTATTGATTCTATCGCATATCGCATATTAACTAATATTTTTTGATTGTCTCCGGTATTTCTGCACTTTAAATTGCGTAACCCACTAGATAGCGCTTCTCTCGCTTGTTTCAACGTCGCCTTATACATCCCATTCTGCGTAAGTAGCTTTGCGCATTGTGATTGCTCAAAATCATTCAGCTTGGCGTACTTGTCACGGAGTGATTTATTCTCCTGCTCAAGCCGCTCTATGTACTGATCTGCTTTGTCCAACGCACTACCGTTATATGTTTTTACTAAATCGCTATTTACAACATCAAGAAGTGTTTTTGCCTGTAGTTGCTTGATCATCTTATCCCTATGCACCATCTGCACATTGGCATCTGTTATATCGGCGCGGAATATCTCGTTTTCTGCCGCAAGCCTTTTCCAGTGATCGTTTGTCACGGCATAGCATTTCTGTAATTGCTCATTCTCCTGCAATGCTGTGTCATAGTCTGCTACCATCTGCCCTATTCCAGCAAGATCATTACGTAGCTGTTCATTCTCCTGCTGCTGTGATTCTATAGTGTCAAGCAATTCCAAAACCCACACTCGCGGTATTTCAATTTCTTTGGCTTGCAACAAAACTATATTTTGCCTTAATTGTTCTACTGTCACCTGTTCAAACAACTTCTTATCATCCGTCAGTTTCATCCCTCACCCCTCCAATCCTTCCAGCAAAACCGCCAGTTCACAGCCCTTTTCATGCCCGTATGCCTTATCCAATCCGCATATAGGGCATACATCGTTTTCTCTGTCCAACCGTTTCAACATATCCGCCAATTCTAGTGCGGTTTGGGCATAATATGTGACGCAACCACCCTTTACACATCCATCAATAAGCCCGTTTTCACATGCAGATTTAGCATCACACTTCGCCGCATCTTCTAATTGCTCTCTTCTCAACATTTCAACTCTCCCCCTTCTATTTGCCATTTCTAGCCTTAATTTTATCCGTTAATATAATTCCACGTTTTATTGATTTAATCTTGTCCACGTGGCGCGTATGCTCTTAAAACTGTATTTGCATTGTTTTATCAGCACTCTAGTTGATTGGCTGCTTATGTGCGGACTTAGAAGGCTTCGTCCGCTTTGTATCGGCCAGGATACATAAGTTTTACCGTAATTTAATCAACTATGAAAAGTATTTTATTATCAACGCCGCCTTCAAACGATTGATTTAGTGCGGGATTTCTTTTTATTGTGAATCGCCTGTAAGAATGCAACAACTGCAAGAACACGCGCTACAATCTTTTTCTCCGCAATCAGCTGCCATTAATTCGCACTCGTCCATGTCTTCAATTTGTCTATGTGTAAGTTTGTGAACCACATAGTTGTTGTTTTGGAGTAATTCAACTGCTTCTTCAATCCTTTTATCCATTTTCAAAATCCTCCTTCACACTCTTTATATACCGCTCTATATTTTTTACAGTGACGGCTTCTGATTCCAATACAATTACCGCCATTCAACTTATATTTCTTACAGTTACTGCAATTTTCACCAGACACAATTACCTCCTGTTGTCTTGTTATTACGTAATTACATCCCCGTGAAATTTCTAAAATTGTTAAGAGCCTTTTTCTCGCTCGCCTTTATGCATTCCAGCTCATTCACCTTATCAACCAGTTCATTGACTTTATCAATTAACTCGCTACATGCTACACCCAGCTGCCTTACATCCTCTCTGGAATCATGTAATATTCCAGGGTTATTGCTTTTCCTGATACGGAGTTTTATCTGCTTAATCACCTACAAGACCTCCTTTTATTGTGAATCAATCATATGGCTGTATGTTCACAGTAATAACCTTTTCCCATTCGTAAGCATCAACTTTTGCCTTTGCCACTATATCCCAATTTACCTCGTCATCACATACGATTTCGTCCATTGCTTCATCAACTAAAGTATCATAGTCGTTTGACCTGCTATAAAGTCTTTCCCCACCTTCATAGCACCAGATTTCATCAATTTCAGCCTTTCCCCAATTTGCTATCCAGTAACTATAATCATCACTATTAACACATTCTGTATTAACCATTGGAACTATTCTTAAATCTGGATTTTCCTGTGCTAATTCAATTAATTTTTTAATGTTTTCCTGCTGAATTTCCATTTCTGTTCTCATAAATTTATCCCCTTCTTTCTTCGCACTCTTTATAAATTTTGAATCAACTCACCTTGTGTAATCCCGTCTTCCCCATATACAACTCTGCCACACTCAACATTTCATCCGCAAACTTATACACATTTTCCCTTGACACTTCCAACTGTGCGCCCGTCTGACGATTAATTATCCAGAGTGAATCTTTCTCTATGGCATAGGCGATTTCCGGGAAGCTGGATTGAATTGTTATGATGCGGCGATGTTCTTCGGCTCTGAGCAAATCATTGTGCGATATCTTCATCCGTCAAATTCCTCCTGATCTTCGAGTTCGCTTTTCTTCGATTCAGCCTCAACTACCTCAAATTTATTCCATAGCCACCGGAGGATATTAAGCAAGTCGTCTTTTGTGGTTGCATTGTGTGTTACAAGGTCAATTTCGTGCTGTGTTGCTTTAGTTTTCTGTTGCTCGCTCATGGATTCCCAGTTATATTTCATGATTTCACCTCACAAATTTTCTATCAGCTGATGTATTTCTCCATCCGACATGATGCAGCCACATTGCCTGAGCTGGCGTCCCAGATCGTTCATCTCTGCTAGTAGGTCGCAAAATCTCGGCTGCCATTTCCATTTGTCCGCATTGTCGCTATCTGCATAATCCATTGCCTTTTTAAGCCGGGTAAGAGTGTCAAGAAACCGATTCTTTAGTTCAACCTCAGAATGGACATCCATCAGTATCACCCTCCCACGCATCGCCACGGTCTAACGCTTTTGGCAGTGGCAACCCTATCTTGTACAGTTTCTTCCGCAGAGTTTCTTTTTCTGTGTCCGTCAATCGTTTCGGGTGGTTGTTTGTATATTGCATTTGCTTAATAGCTTGCTCGTCCATAATGGAGGTTATGGGATGGCATACAGTGTTTACCTTATGGTCTTTACAGTTGTTGCCGTTATACGCCTGTGCTTGTCCTACTTGGCAGTATGGGCAGTAATAGACAACTTGATAGGGTAGTGATTCGTTACCGTTCTTGATATGTTCAGTCATTAGCACATAGCCTTTATCATTACATACGTCACAGTGAGTTACATTGTGGACCTCTGCAACTGCTGTCCGCTGCTCTTTGTATTTCTTAATCAGGTATGGAGTGGCTGGAAGGGATCCGCAATCTTTGCGGTCGTCATTGTCAATAAGATTTTCAATAATAGCGTTCATTTTCTTGTAATCGTATTTCAGCAATGTCCTTTTGTATGCAACTACATCGTCCAGATTATCAAGTTTCCCGTAGGTGTTGAAATTGCCGCTTAGTTTGGTAACAAGGCTTTGCGCTTCTTCTTGTGTCATATCGCCCCTTCCTCCTTTAATATCCTGTCAGATTCTTCTGCGAGTAATTGCTTTGCTGATTTCTTTTGTTCGGGCTTGGATTGCGGAGCTTTTGATTTGCCAGCTTGCAACCAATTATTTAGTGTGAGATATAAAGACTTGTAGTTTTTCAGCTTCGCATAATTTTCAGCGTATGCAATTTTATTGTCAACTTCTGATTGAGTGTAAAGAGTGATAAGTTTGTCGTATTCCTCTTTTGACATTGAAAGATGCTGAACTGTGATATATATATCTTTCTTCTCATTCTTATCTTTCTTATCATTCTTCTTCTTGTTCCGCTGCTGTTCTTTCTCTGTTCCATCTCCGTTCCATCCCTGTTCCATCTCCGTTCCAACGCCGTTCTTAGTGTCCTTTTTGTAATTGTCTAAACCTTGGTATTTAGCGTAGTTCACAACCTCAAACAGTGTTCCCAGTTCGCATACTTCAATTTTCAATCGGTCATCGTTCACCAGTCCATCAATCGCTCTCTTTATAACTGATAATGAATATCGTTTGATAGAACGGTTCTCTATATATTCCAAATCCTCTTGTAAATTTCTGTATGACCTAACCCACTGTCCACGGTGTAAAGTTAACCCATGCAGTTTGACATCATCCTTAAATACTGCATGTCCATATATAAGAAAGAAAAGCCGGAATTCTACTATGTTTCGCCATATGGAATTTGAAAATATTTCTCTTGAAGTTTGGAATGCTCCTGCCAATCCTGCGACCCCCTTATAGAACATTTGTTCTAGTTCTATTGTATCGCTTTTGTCAGCACTTGTCAACATTTATCACCACTCTTTTACCACTTGATTTTTTTATCATCATGTTGTATACTAACCTCATTGGAGGTGTTTTTATGGAACGTAAACGGATAATGGTTTCACTAACCGACGAAGAATATCAACAACTTGTTAAGATAGCTAAAGAAGAAAACCGCACATTGAGCAATGTCGCAAATACAATTATTAAGAAAGCCTTAGAGGAAGCCGCCCGCAAATGAGCGGCTTTTTTATTTCCCCCACCGTTCAAAATGGTAATTCTGAATTATTGTAAAATGCCTTGTAGATATACTCATACTGTCCGCCTGTTATTTGCCCGAAGTGTGTTCCTGCTATATCACACCCAAAAAGCCTTCTGGCAATCGGTACGGGTATGCAAACCGGGAACCCGGATTCATTAACACAAAACAGTAAATCAAAATACCGATCATCGCCGTCACGCTCGCCAAATTTCTTGACATATACAGAATTGTGATAGTCACCGTTGCACAGCCTGAGGAATTGTTTTGTTTTGGCGACATTCTCAGCACCTTCAATGATGGATAAATCAAACTTCAATTCTACTGGAATTTTTATACCGCACTTTTCAAGTTCCTCATGGATGACTTTGCGGTATTCATTTAAAGTTATTTGTTCCATTTTTCCCCCACCTTTCTAAAATGGCAATTCATCATCCTCTAATGGTGTTGTATTATACTCACTGTCATTACTCTGGCTTAATGGCTTGTCTGCGCTTCCGGAATCCGATTTCTTCCCATTGCAAAAAGTAAAGTCACTTACGACAATCTCTGTAATAGTATGTTTTTTGCCTTCTTTGTCTGTCCATTCTCTTGTTGCAAGTCTCCCAGATATTCCAATCAGATCACCCTTGCCAAAAAACTTAGTAATGTTCTCCGCTGTCTTTGTCCATGCCTGACAGTTAAAGAAGAAAGTTTTCTTCTTGTCGCCAAACCCATCATCAACGGCTATTGAAAAACTACATACCGCCGTGTTGTTGGCTGGTAAGTACCGCAATTCAATGTCCTTTGTGATGCGGCCTATAATATTAACACTGTTCATGTTCTCAATCCCCTTTCCGCTTTTTATATAACTCCCTAAACTGTCCCAATATAAAATCCGCAGCCTTGTCCTTCTCTACAAACTTCAATTCAAGTTGAAACTTATGGCACCAGGTTGCAAGGAAACTTTTCAAATCGTTTGGCATCATTCTGCTACGGTACTGGTGGGCTTCTAGCTGCTCCATTGAAGCCTCAACCATTAATATGACCTTGCAACCTTTTGACCGCTCAAATTCCCGTTTAAAGCGTTCACGGCCTTTTGTAAAATTGCCGATTATTTCATCCAGTGAACCTTTGCGCTCGACAACAATTTCATTTTCATAGCTTTTGCCATCAACCTCAAAACTGTAATCTCCATAGTTTAATTTTCGCCGGACATATGGAATTTTGAGCGCATCGAGTTTTCTTAAAATATGTAAATCTTGCTCTCTGGTATCGACAATAATTGTGCCTTTCATATCAGCCGCAAAGCTCCAAATATTCAACCGGCTTGGTTAAGATCTTGGTTGACTTGCAATAGTCACACCTTCCGCACCGAGTAGGCACGATCAAGCCCTTTTTGATATCTGCAAATCTTGGAGCGTATTGTATAACCATATCAAGACAATAATCAAGTCTGGATTGTGGGATACTGATTATTTCTAAATCCGGTTCGGGCTTTTGTTTTGTGGCCCCAGCAATGAAGAATGGTAGGTTATTGTCCTCTATGAATTGATATATAGCAGCTTGAATGTCGTAGCCCCACGCCTCAACAAAAGAGAGTTTTAATCCATCTTTCCATATACCGTCGAAATCTTTCATTATCTTCAAATCAACAATCTTATCGCGCGGATGGTAACTGTCTATTTTGATTTTGAACGGGATGCCCATAATTTCACCAGTTTTAATAACTTGCTTCTCGCCAGACATATATTGCTGAAACAGTTCATCACGTTCAAGCCGGGCAATTATGTACTCAGCATGTTTGTAGTCTGATTTAAGCTCACCCTTTTGCGTAAATATTTCTGGATTTTGTGCTTTGAATAAATCAAGTGTTTTTTCATAGTGCGCGTCAACATAAGATCCAACTAGCAAACTGACCGATTTTTCACGGGCATATTCACCTTTTATCTCCGCCAATGCAGCGGCTTCACATTCCATAAATGATTTGAATTGACTGCACCCCATGTATTTCATGTTCATTTCAGTAGAAAAATAGTTTTCAGCAGTAAGCATCATTGTACGTTTTCCCCCTTCGACAATTCTTTTCGTATCCCAGCACATTCAACACATAATGGCAAGCCGTACTTTGTTAAATTGCGCTGTGCAACCTGTTCGGCTGTCATAGTTTCAAATCCGGTAATTTCTTTTTTGCAATCACCGCAAATTGTTGATATTTTTTTGTCGCTTGGAACCTTTGCTTTGATTCTTAAGGCATCCACAACCTCACCAAACGCCTTAATTCTATCAGTGTATAATTCAATCTTGCGTCCAGCCCATTCTTCAATGTATGGTGTGTTATAAAGCTTCTCAATGGTCTTGGCGTTAGTAGAATTGACTATCATAGGCTTTGTTCCCGGAGGTTCAGAAAAAGTCATTACCATACATTCCTCTTTTTTGCCATCCGGACCGGTTACATTTTCATTCTTAACCGTTTTAATTGTGACGATCAATGTTTTGCCAGGTTCTAGTGCATATGCCCCGATATAATCGGGGTTATGCAGCTTCTTCCAATGCGTCTGACTCATAATTGTGTAATCTCCAATTCATTGTTATTTGTAGTTCTGGTTGCAATAAACTGTAGCCCTTTCTCTTTGCACTTCTTGTACAGATTTGCCCGGCTGACTTCGTCCAGCTTTTCAGTTCCATCCAGCAAAATTATGCTCCATCCGGAAGGTTTGCTGATTGTAATATCTACGCACAAATCAAGCTTTTCGCCATCGGACAAGTTAGATACTGGCAGACCGTTAATGAGCGGAATACCATCTTTCACGGTCAACCCTTCAACCGGAATTGTAGCGACTTTAAGAATTTCGCCCGGTAACTCTCTGGCAAGCTCAATCTTTGCGGTCAGCGCTTCTGAATCAGCTTTGAGTTGTTCAAGTTCAGATTGCATAGTAACCATTCGCTGATACTCGTTAAGATGTTTCTTCATGGCTTCAGCTGTGTTGATCTCTTCGTTCAGTTCAGCTACATCAGTCTGTGGTTTGTCGGCATATTTATTGGTGATCTGAATATCTCCGTCTAGTTTTGCAACTTTTGTTTCATACTCAGATATGGCAAGTTTCTTCTTGTCCTCCAGTTTACTTGCCAACCCTTTAAGCTTGTCCTCTGCTGCAATAATTTCAGCTCTCATTCGTTCAATACTCTTGGTTAAGTTTTCTCTTTCAGATGCAATGGCTTTTTCCTCTGCCGATATGGCGATTTCTTTTTCAGCTTCATAGCCACGAATTTTATTGTTGTAGCTTTCTTTGAATACGATTGCCCGCTGGATTTCATTGTTTTGGTTCTTAATGGTTTCAAGCTGTCTATACTTTGTGCCGAGATCATAAGCGTTCCATTTGGAATAGTCATAATCTTTCGGGATATCCTTTGCAATGTCATAGATGAAAGCTTGTTTGTTTCGTGCGTCCCGGTTCAAGTCCTGCCGAGTTTGAAAGTATACGCCGTTTTCAGCTTGAATATCAGCCAACACTTTCAAGATGTTCTGATCATAATTTACACCGGAAGGGATCTCACCAAACTTTTCTTTTATCCAGTTCAGATCCCACTTGAAATCAATCAGGTCAAGGATGATTCTGTTCTGTTCCTGCCTATCCTTCTGGGTAAATTCAACCGGGTTCAGGCTGAGTGGAGTAAATATCTCCTGGAGAAAACTTTCCGGCTTCGGAACGTCATGACCGTTTTCCTTGATACTCTTGTAATCAGATTGGCTCGAACGTTTCTTCCGGGTTATAGACAAGCCTGTGTCAGTTTCAATGATTATTTCTCCTTCGTTCTCTCCGTCTTTAATTATGTAATCGCGATCAGATTTGTTTGTCAGAGCATACCGTATTGCATCGATTACGCTTGTTTTGCCTGCTCCCTTTACTCCGGTTAGTTCAACACTTTTCCCATCCAGCGTTAGCTCTTTGATGCCGAATAGATTTTTGATGATAATTTTGCTAGTTTTCATTTACTTCTCGACCTCCCTATTTATTTGTTCCTGTAATTCCTCAATGCGGTTATATGCTTCATCCAACTGTTCCTCTAATATTTCAACCGCCTTACCATATTTTTTTACCATATTACCTATGTCGCTTAAATCAACATTACTTGGGAAATGGTCTGTGTCTATTGTGGTTCTCACCTTCTCACCTCCATTGCATATTTATACATTTACCGCATATTTGCGTTTCTGCTTGACCTGTGCTATACTCTGCTTAGTTGTTTACCTTTGCCGCTTGTGTGAGCGGCTTTTTCTATGCCTTGATAAACCACTCGCCTTCAAACAACGCTTCAATATCAAGCACCCATCCATTGTCTGATACCAACATTGACCTTCCAGCCTTAAAGGTGTGCGTGATTGTTTCTCCCTGTTTATCTTTGAACCTGTATTCAATTTCCTTGCCTTTATACTTTGCCTCCACCGCCTCCATGAAGCTGACAGGCTGGGGTACAAGTTCCCAATCATCTGATAGCATGACGCTTTCGCCATCTGTCTGCTTAAGATATTTGCCTGTGATTTTGCCAGCACGGATTTTATCTCCTAGCATTGTCCTTACTCCGTCAGACGGACGGACAAATGTAATTTCCGGATTCTCCGTCAGCGCCTTTACTACTTCCCATGTTTTCAATTTACCTTCCTCCTTCGCTAATTCCTCAAACATTTCATCCGTCCAGTTCATACCACTACCGTCTATTATGTATTTGCCAGCTCCAGTGATTCTTTTAATAACAACATTTTTACCTATAAACTCTACCATTGAGTGTATAAAACTGTCGTGCTCGTGCTCCTGTGTTTTGTTGTAGTACGTTCTGCCAACCTCCAGATCACTTCTTACCTTCACCTTATCCCCAACTTTGTACTTCATTTCCCTCTCCCTTCATACCTTCTTCAAATATTCCGTTGCAAATCCACCTCTCACGCCATCTAGCAAAACAACTTCACTGCCGCATAAATTCCACGGATCGGATAAACAGGTAAACTCCTTATCCTTGTACTTATCGAGTCTTGATTCAGCACAAGTATGCATTATAACTTTGTCGCCTACATGTAGTCCGCTTAGTTTTAGTTTTCTTTGTCTCATTTCAACCTCTCCCTTCATAATTTAAAATCAATATGCCTTTCCTTGCTCCCTATCGGCTTGCTTGCCTCCTGCTTGTCCAACGCTGTGTTAACCACGCAAAGCATATACCCAGTTCCACCCGCTATCATCATGCACAGGATGGTGGCAATAAGGGTTTTGATAAATGGGTGCAAATCGTGTAAAATCATGATGTAGCCTCCTAACCTCTTGTCCTGCGTTCCATCTTCCTGCGCTTGCTTTGACTTCTGCGAGCGTTGTAGCCTAATTCCGCATTGCCGTCAAAATAATGTCCTCTGCCACCCATTGATTCAACTGGAGTATACGCCTTTGTGCCTTGCAATGCGCCGAATAAACTTGCAAGTAAGCCTACCTTCTTTGCGCTTGTTACTTTTGATGATGTCTGCATCTTAACCCCTCCTATAAATTTATTAGCCTTTCGGCTGGTAGCGGGCTTTATGGATTAACCCGCTTAGAACCGCTTAGAAACTTTACAAATGAAACATAATCGTTAGCCGGCTTTATTTGTCCGGCGCATTGGCATCACCTACCTTTGCGGATATAATTTGCAGATAATTATTGCTCAATATTTTCTGAAATGGTATGAATGTACGTTTGTTCGTCAATTTCCAATTCCACAATATCGGTTTCGCTGTTATATCCGACTACTCTGCCAACATGCCCAGCACAAGCGCCTCCCTTTATTTCTGCCATGAGGTTAACGAAAACCTTTTTCACGTTCTCACCTCCCATTCCTTCCCTATCTCCACTATCCGCCCATTCCGGACGGTAAAATATGTACCTGTCAACCTGTACCAGTCTGCGAACCAGTGTATGCCGGTTTGCTCGTTGAGGATGATTGATTTTTCAAGTGGCATGTGAGACTCCTTTGTGTGGATTGTCCTGTTTTTACGAACCAAATAGCGTTTTCATTTCCGCAAGTTGCTTTTCGGTTATAACAAGCCGACACCATCCGTCTTTATCAATTTCGGCTGCTATCTGGTCGCATAGGTCATTCCAGTGCTGTTTGTAGATTTTATTTTCGGCTTCGAGGCGCTCTATATACTGATCTGCCTTATCCAATTTGCTTCCATCATAGGCTTCATATATGGCCTTGCCATCCGCAAGGCGTTTGACATCTTCCGGCAATAGGCCGCTGTCCTCATATTCTGACAACCGGATTATTTGCTCCTCGATCCTACGCCTATTTTGATGGATTTCCTCCAGTTGTATTTGGCTTTTAACGGTTCGCGGATCAGGTAAGGGTATATCCGGCAAAAACGTCTTTTCCCCCCACTTTTTTGTAAGTCTATCCATTTCAGACCTCACATCCTTTCTTAGCAGTAATATTTATATAATCCATTGAAATTTCTTAAGATACCTTCTGTTACAGTTCTGAGCACGTTTACAATTTGCACAATCAAGGTATTTTTCTCCTTCTACATTCCCACACAGGAGAACTCTTTTATTGATTATGATGTTGAATCTTATGTGCTTTATCTTTCTCTTTAGTTTTTTAATCATTTATTGACCCCATTACTTCATAATCTTTATAAACTCCGTACCTACTCCACCTCCCACACTTCAAGCCATACCCTCCCAAACTCAAAACATTCCTCCGCACTCCCCATATACACATCCAGCCTTCCCCTTGTAATATCCCCGCCGCAATCCATCACCGTGAATACTCTGTCAAAGTAGGGTATATACAGTTTCGTCCCTATCGGATATTCCTTCAGCCATGCCGCTATAAATCCGTCCTGCACACGTTCCCCGCTTGCCGTTATGCCGTATAGTGGGTCGCTCGGCTTCTTGCCGCAGCTCCCCTCCCAATAGGCTGTTACTTCCATGATCCTGCGGTTGCGTTCCCCGCCTCTGTCGGACTTGTCCTGTTCATCCGCCATCTTAAGAAATTCATCCACTGCCGCGCTTAACTCGTTCAACTCTGCGTTTTCCTGCCGTAATGCCCTATTCTGCTCAGTAAGCTTGTCCACAGTAGCCTGTAGCGTGGCGTTATGCTGTTGTGCGGCGTATAGTTCGTTTTCGGTGGCGATTAGGGCGTATAGCGTGCAGAGCGTGACGATTAGGGCGATTATGTAAACAAATATTTTAGTTTTCATTGGGTGCCTCCAATACTTCTTTAATCCCTTCCGGTACATACTCCGGGCAACATACCGCTACGGAATTGCCAGCGGCTTTATATCGTGGGCTATCCTTTGCTCTAATGGTCTGCACTCTGCCTTTTTTATTGGTGACCTGCCAGGTTATATCTGTCCATCCGTCCGGGTAGTCCTGGAGTCTCTCACACTCTTTGGGGGTCAATCTTCTGACGGAATAGCCAATTCTTACCGGGTGAATACAATTTAAACTTTGCCCTCCTGTTGGCTTCGCTTGAAGCGTTCCGCATAAATCACCGTTTTCTTTGTCGTTTCGGAAATCGCAGCCGGCTACCAACATATCAGTGTAAGCATCCTGCCCCGTATAACTCCCCGGGTGACTATTCGCCATTAGCGGACCGGTTACTTTTTGATATGTCTGCACTATCGCTATCCCACCTTGATTGCATGCCGGACTACCTCCGTTTTGGTCAAGCGTCCTGCTTGTCTCAGCTTCGTATATGCCACTATGAGGATTGTTTGACTTCATGCTGTTTGAAGCGTCGGAGCATATGCCATAGGCTACTGCAAGCATTGGGCCATTATTGCCGCCCGTCCCTGCTTTTGCTGGAAGGGTCGGAACAATTTGCCCAGTGAATTTAAATCGACTATCTTGACAGTTACTGTCGATCGCCATAACATGCGTTTCTGCACCACTTCTTAAAGTAGGGCTTAATTCTTCAGAAGGGCATAAATTCATAGTTGCTGAGTTCTTCCCTGAAAACCCGATTGCCTTTCCAGCGCCTCTTTCAGCATTTCCGGCAATTCTTTCCCTCGCTTCTCCGCCCTCCGCAGAATGCCTTGACAAGCCTTTGCGCTTAAAAAGTACTTCGGGTGCGGATTGTCCTCCAAAATCTGCGACAAGGAAGATTCTACGGCGTCTCTGGGGGACTCCCCAGTATTGAGCATCCAGAATGCGCCAGGCAATGCTGTAACCGTTTCCCATGATGCAGCCGCTAGTATTCCATTTGTCCTTCGCAGGTCGAGGAATTGTAATGGTTTCGTCTGCAATCCTGGCTGTTTCTTCGAGGACTGCGCGGAAGTCTTCACCTTTGTTGCTGCTGAATGCTCCGGGGACGTTTTCCCAGACCATAAATCTAGGTCGAATAGATTTACCTGTTTTTCCATTGTATTTGTCTGCATTTCTCATTTCCCTCACAATTCGTATCTGTTCCATGAATAACCCTGACCGTTCCCCTGCTAATCCTGCTCGTTTCCCGGCAACTGATAAGTCCTGACATGGACTACCGCCGGTTATAATGTCCACAGGCTCAAGGCTACTGCAATCTATCTTTGTTATGTCACCTACTTGCTTCATGTCCGGGAATCGAATAGCTGATACTTTTAATGGAAACGGTTCAATTTCGCTTGACCATATAGCTTTCATGCCGTTTCGCTGCCCTGCTAGTGGGAAACCGGATATGCCATCGAACAGGCTTGCTAGTGTTATCATTAAACCTTTTCACCCCCCTCCCTTATCTCCCTACACCGCAGCCCTGTCGGTGTCTCGGGGCTTGTGCCATGGTGAAGCTATTTACTCGTTATAGTCATTGCTGCAAAGTATGGTTTTTGCACAACATAGCCGTTGTAAATAACCTTAACCAAATCCTTAAGTCTTTCACTGCTGCAATCTACTGTCAAAGCGGTAGTACAATGAAACTCGCTGAGTTCTTATGTTGGTTCTCTTAAATAGAAGTCCGCAACCATTTTTATATCGTTTTCTTTGCAAATTTGAATTATCTGAGTCATTAAAGGAGAAATTTTTTCATCGTAAATTTGCTCTTTATCGTACATTTTAAGATTACCTCCCGTCTTACTTCTTTTCCATTTCGCTTCCACCGTTTACAGCACGTTTCCATCGTGCATCGGTGCCCGGCTATGCTATTGTCAATGTTCAGCTTGCTTGTCAGAAATTACGCACTTCTGACAAATCGAATTTTCTTCGTTATATCAATATTCTTCCTGCCATCTTTGTTCCACGCCTTAGCTACTGTCTGACCTACCGCAAACCATCCGTCAGCAAGATATATAGTGCCTTTGTGTTGTTCACCTGTGGAAGTATAGGCTATCAATCCTTTAACTTGCGGAAGCTGGGCACGGATTAATTTTCTTGCCATTCCCAAGGCTTTACTTTCCGCATAAGGCTCAGTACTATCAACCATATACATCCTTGTATTTTCGAGTATTCTGACAGGGTCGTAAGTCCTTGCTGACGGTCTGCCCCACATCATTGCACCTATTACACTGTTATCATCATCCTTAACCCATAACCGCAGTTTTGCCCCTGCTGGTGCCGAATGGAGATAATGATGTTCAATTATGTATTTATCAACTGCCGTGCTGTGACACATTTCTAATCTCAAAACCCTTTACCTCCTGCTTGTCCCATTTTGCAGACAACTTTTAAGCCCCTCCGGAGAGGGTGAGTGTTTGCGTGGTTAGGTTAGTTCCAATCTTTCTGCTCAATTACCGGAAGAATACCGGACTTTTTCAGTAAGGCATAAATGAACAATCTGCCTTTCTGTGTCCATTTAGTATTCATAGTGATATCAGGTCTGCCATCTTTACGAACAATATCAATCGTTTCAGAATGGGTATATCCCTTGTCCTGGTACTTGGTATATAACAGCCATTGTTCGCTCTGTTTGTACTGAACGCCGTTATTATGAAGCAACTCATTCATTTGAAAACCGCTCATACCGTAATCTTTAGCTATTTGGGTGATAGTGACGAGGCCTTTGTTTCTGAGGATGCTGTCCGTATAGTCGGCTTTAGGCTTTAGTTCGCCTATGATTTGCTTCTGTTGTGAGACTTCAAGGGTGAGCAAACTATTCTGCTTTTCCTTTTCCTCCAATTGTGCTGCAATTTGGAATAGAAATTTGCTGTCAATCTGCAATGGCTTCTGTTGCTTTTCCATTTCCTCAAATTTGGTTACATAAGCCGCAGTAAAAAGTACACCCTTCTCACCCGTCATTTTGTTGGCTACCATATCGCAGCCTTTGCGAGTGAGAAGGTAACAAGGATATGTTTTTGTATTGCCTTCTGTTGTATATGCGCTTAATATGAAGAAATTCAGAGAACCCAAATTTGGATTTTCGCTGTTATCAAGGGTTTCAGCGTATCCCTTTATGTCCCTCAGTAAGTGAGCGTGATCTTTGTCGATCATTTCCGCTACTTCTCTGCTGTCTACTGTGAATTGACCATTGGAATTGATAATTGATAGATTATTCATTAGTTTGTCCCTCCTGCTTAAAACATTTTAAAACCTTGGTATATTTCCGACTTTCACCGGATATACTTATACTGGGGAAGTTTGTCCCGAAAACTGTTAAAAAAATTATTTCCGTTCTGCTAAAATTCTTCTGGCTACTTTTAACCTAAGTTCGTTCAATTTGTCGCGAAACGGCTGAAATGCTGGGTTAGATATGAGTTGCTTGCGTAATTCTATATCTGTCATTTTGACCACCTCTATATAGTCTATGTACAATGCTTGTACTTATATTTAGTTTTAATTTCTATGCCTAAAATTTCACAGACTTTGATTTTTGTATTGTCATTCCATTTACGTCTACCTTTTAAAAGATTAATGATGTGTGATGTGCTAATCTTGGATGATTTGGCTAACTTGTACTTGGTCATTCCTATTTCTTCTAACCGGTCAAGCACTATATTGCTAAAATCCTGCATATTGTCCTCCTTTTGCCAAAATAAAAAGCCAGCTTCACCGAAATACGGCGAGCTGGCATTGACACTGGCACAAGGCACTGGTACTAGCACTGTTTATTTGTTTGGTTCGCTTTTCACCTCCACTACATGCTTGCATAAATTGCAGAAAACAAGAACTTCCCCATTGATTTTTACATCTTCCTTGACTTGCCCGAGTTTCTTGCTAACATGTATCGGACAAAAAATGTATTTGTAACCCTTTCTCAGATCGCTCATTTTGACACCTCCGAATAGTTATTACCGTGCCAGACATTATCCTTATCTTCAGTAATTCCACCCCCTAAAATTTGTGTTTATGTATCTTATGGCGCTATATTATTCTATTTGAAAGATATTATCAAACCTCATTTCTATCCATTTATTAGAATTACATTGGATTATCTTGGTTTTCTTACTATTTGCTAGATATTTCGTACAGAATTGTCTTTCTAATAATAATTTGAAAATAAGTGAATAGTATAGTATTATTCTATTTGAAACATATTAAATGGAGGTTGTTCTTATTAATAATTTGAAAAAATTGAGATCGAGCCGGAAATTATCCGGGCTTGACCTGGCAGAAGTGTTAAATATATCGAACCCACAGTATTATGGTCTGGAATCGGGCAGGAAAACGCTGAACGAAGAGTATCTCGTTAAGCTTGCTGATTTCTATGGTGTTACAATTGATTATATACTTGGCAGAACTGTATCTGAAGAAATAAATCCAGAAACAGCCAATAAGTTTTTAGATATAAAAAAAGCCGACCCACAATTACTTGCTGAAATAGCAAAGGCAAAAGACCTCCCTGCCGAAGATAGAAAAAAAATTAAGGAATATGCCTCTATGCTCATAGAAAAACATACAAGAGAGTTGAAGAAATGAGAGTTGCTATATATATAAGGGTAAGTTCCACAGAGCAAGCCCAAGAGGGTTATTCACTTCCAGCCCAAACATCAATTCTGAGAAAATATTCTGAAAGTTATAATTATACGATATATGAAATGTACCAGGATGCTGGAATAAGTGGCAAAAATATAACCGACCGCCCCGGCCTAATTAATTTAATGGAAGATGCAAAAAACAATAAGTTTGATGCTGTATTAATTTGGAAGTTGAGCCGACTCAGTCGAAGTTTGCTTGACCTCCTTGGTATAGTTGACGAGTTTAATAAAAACAATATAGCGCTTTTAAGTTATTCCGAACATTTTGACACATCTACGCCTATTGGGAAAATGTTGCTTCAACTCTTGGGGTCCATCGCTGAATTTGAACGAAATACAATAATTGAAAATGTCAAGATGGGAATGAATGAAAGGTTTAAACAGGGGTTGAGTAAGGCATCTATTCCGTTTGGTTATGAATATAGCGGGAAAAACGCAGTTGTTAACCCTGAGAAAGCTGTCCTGATCAAGGAAATATTTACACGGTACACATCAGGCTCCGGCATAAGACCTCTTGTGACATATTTAAATCTATCGGGATATAAAAACCGAAACGGAATGCCGTGGAGGCATGAAGTTGTTCTTAAAATGCTTCAAAACGAGTTTTATACTGGCTATGTCACCACTGGCAGAAAAGACCTTAAAAAATCCAATTTTGAAAAACTGAAAGGCACACATGACCCTATAATTGATGATGAATTGTTTGAATCTGTTCAGAAAAAAATAAAGAATTCGCAGATGTCAACCAGAACAAGGAAAACAGATGCAAGCCAACTATTTTCCGGCATAGTGTCCTGCCCTATATGTGGCAACAAATTATACTATATTGAAGCCAAAAACCGTTATAACGGCTTTACGCCCATCTACAGATGCGGAGCATCTAATCCTAACCGCAATAAGTGTAAAGGATTTTCATTAAGTTTAAACAAAGTAGATAACATTGTTATGGACAGAATAAAGGCACTTATAAACCCTGCCTCGGGGGATATTTTAAAATCGGAAAATACTGAAGTAAATAGTAATAGAGAAACCCTTGAAAACATAGAAAAACAAATTTCAGACACAATAAAAGTCCGGAATAAGTATTTTGATTTATTTGAATCGGGTAAGGTTGAAATGGGTGCCTTCGCTGACCGTGTAAATGAATTGCTTCAAAAAATGAACCAGTTACAAAGTGAAAAACTGGCGATAGAAAAAGAATTAAAAAATGAATCATTGGATGTTTCTGATGTGCTGGAAGAAATTAAATCCTTTATTGAAATTTATGAACATCTTACTCCGCAGGAACGTAGGGATCTTATAAAAACCTTGATAACAGAGGTTGAAATTACAGTGGACAAGCGTGTTTCAGCTATTCATTTGGTGGGTGGATTTACTATGCACCTTTAAAACTGTTTCGTACACCTAACAATTGTAAACGTGCATACTTATTTATAGAGCATAGGCAAATCCTTTAGGCATTGTGTATACGCAATTATAGCCGCCCTGTCGACCAGTTCCATTGTTATTTCCACACATTCTTCATTGGCTAATTTTTCGAAATTAATTGATAATTTTTTAAATTCTGCATCACCTGCAAGAGCTGAAGAACATCTCTTTGATATGTATTCTGCTAAATCCTTTTTAAGTAACCTCAAATCGTTTTTCATCAAACTGTCAACTCCTTAGCCGAACGTATGTTCGTTATTGTAATAAAGTATATACTGCTGCTGGTGCAAAATCAACCTAAAAATTTCCTTAATTGTGCTTGACATTTTTAACATACAACATATAGGCAACACCTTCTCATAATCGATTATGTATACATTATGTAAATTATAATCCTACCATGGCCCTATTTACAACGTGCTATAATAGCTATACTTTCGACATAATATGCGCATATGCCCATTATGATTGCTTGTGAGGATAGATAGAATAAGGCGTGTAGACATTCGACAAAATGTGACGTAATAAACATTTAATTATTGTAAGATATGGCTTGGAAGGCGGACGGTTGTAAGCGTTTAGGGTTTCAGAGATATGATATCACCTATTTCCACGCCTAGTGCGCGGGCTATTTTTTCAAGGGAGTCAGTTGACATATGCTCGTCTTTGTTGATTTTAGACATAACTTGGTTGCTGAGTCCAGCCATAGGTTTTAACGCTTTCCTCTGGACACCTCTTTCAATCAGCAATTCTCTTAATCTCATATACGATATGCCCATATATACCCCTGTAAAATCTTATAACATTTCCTGCCATATGTAAATGCAACCACTCATTTACTAGAATTAATTCTTATATTTGTGCAACATTTCACAAAATGTAGAATATATATAAAGTAGTTTCGTTAGTAGTTTCGTTACCGGTTGATAGTCACCTTACTAACATAATTGTCCAACAGGGTTCAAAGGTGCTATTTAAAAATGTTTTGCAATAAGCAAGTACATGGGAGCGCCGGAGGCAAGTGGATCGGAGCGGAACGAATGGGCGGACGGAAGGGGGACGGCATGAGCAAGGAAGTGTTTACATGGAGGCTGGCAGGGGTGACCGCAGCAGGGGCGCTGGTGTGTGGTAATGCGGCACTGGGGATATTCTATAGGGTAGCAGATACGGCCACAATACTACCGATTGCGGCGGCGTGTGTGACGGGTGGGCTATTGTTGGATAGGGTATTTACAGAGGGAAAATACGAGAAGCTATTTAGGGCGTGCGGATTGGAGAAGGATGGCAAGATACCGCTGGTGATACGGAAGATACGGACCGGAAACGAGACTACATTGGTTGTCCATATGCCGGAGGGGATAAGCCAGAAACAGTTTGAGCAGAAGCAGTTAGAGTTGGAACAGGCATTGAACTGTAAGATAGAATTTTCGTACAATAAAAACCTCATAATGAAACTTATAGAAATGAATCTGAAGAACAAATATGACTATGAATTTGAGGAATGCGAGAGTCCAACAGAATCGCTGATCGGCTACACCCATGAAGGGAAATTTTACTTTGACATAGACAAGGCAACTCAGACCATTGTTGCAGGAGAACCCAATTCAGGCAAATCAAGTTTATTACGGACTATGCTATTATCCTTAATACTCAGCAAGCACGATATAGACTTGCATTTGATAGACTTTCAAGCAATAGAATTAGGCATATTTCAAGATTGCAGAAAAGTAAAGTCATACGGAGAGACACCGGAAGATTTTGAGAAGCTCATAGATGAAATGGAGACAGAAAATACAAGGCGTCTGAAACTATTTGCGAGCGTCAGGAAACAGCGCTATATACAGAAGTTGTCCGTTTGGAATAAGTTTTACCCAGAGCAAGCTTTGCCTTATAAAATTGTTGTAATTGATGAATTCGCCCGTCTTGCTGAAAAGCAATATGAATCATTGTTAGACCGATTTAGAAGCCGTGTTGCAATGGACAGGAAGGTAGGCATCTTATATATCATTTCATTGCAAAGACCGGATGTAAAAGTAATATCGGGTAGCATCAAAGGAAGCATGAACACCCGCATAGCCTTTAAGGTTGTCACCGACACAGACAGTGAGGTAATAATTGATATTCCAGGAGCTGAGAAAATAAAGCAACAAGGCAGGTGCATTATGAAGTACCTGGGCGAAATGAAAGAGGTCCAGTGCCTCTATCTCGAAAATGAGCAAGTGCGGACCTGGCTGAAAAAGTATAAGGCTTATAAGTCTCGTGATGAACTAGCCGCCGAGCGCCAACGGGAAATGAAAGCTTTGCGAGATAAGTGTATCAATCCCTATCTGAAAGGCGGTGCCGTATGATTACAACACGCGATCAAGATATAATCAACTTTCTTGAATCCTTCCACATTGCAACATCAAATCAGCTTCACCGCCTATATTTTCCTGCTACATCGTATCAATACAGCCGTCAGCGATTACGCTACTTATCCGACAATTTATACATCAAGCGTACCCGCTCAACAATAGATAATTCATACGCATACTATACAGGCTACAAGCCCGTACAGCTTCACCATGACCTTATCCGCACGGAGCTATATACTTCTATCAAATCTAAATACGACCTCCTAGAATGGCATAATGAGGCTACAGTAGGCAATATTAGACCGGATGCACTGTGCTATGCAAATCATAGCGGCATAGTGTTTCCTGTATTGGTGGAGGTGCATCTATCCAATAGCTTCAACTTTGATAAGTATAAGATGGATTTTCGCCCACTGTTGGGTACTCAACCGAGGGTAATAATCTGCACCGATAGAAGCGTAAAATTGCCTGTTTCAGCGGTTAAATTTAAGTTGATAGGTTTGGATATGGTAGGGCTTGATACCCTCTTTAAATAGGCTATATTAGCAAATATAAATCACACGGAGGGGATAAGATGCCCAAGAAAAAACGATTGCCAAAAATGTTAAGCAGCAAAAGAGTAGGCAAATATATTGCCAATGAACTAATGGGCGTGAACGCTAAAGAGAGGCACAAACGATGGGAACGCAGATACAAAAAGTTGCAGAGGATACGAGGGGAAAACAGCGCAAAAATTAAGGTATTCGGCAAGTTGCGGTATCGCTTGTCGGTACTGTTCGGGCAGTGGGTGTTTTTTGCGTGGAATAAACCCAGATAAATGTTGACATTTGTTATATTTTGTTATATTATCCAATTTATTAACCATTTTATTTTCCCGCCCGGTTGTCCGCCGGGTTATTTTTTTGCTATAATACCCGTATGAAACTATTTACCGCTGAAACAATCGAACAATGGGATATACTCTCCGCCAAACTCCACAAGTATGGCTATAAACCGTGGCAGTATCAGTATGGTTGGTTCTGTGATGAAGGACTTCATGTGTGGTTCATGATGCCTGGGAAAGAGGATATTGAGGTTGTCACACATAGCGAGGAAGTGCATAAAGCAATATATAAATTTGGATAAAAAAATAAACCCCCGGCATAGCGGTCAAACTGCAACCGTTACACCGAGGGCAAGGAGGAAGGCCGGTCATGCCGGCGAAATCATCATTCTGTGGAAATAGCTTATTTAGAAATACTTCTGGGATTTATCCCTTCAATACCTTCAGCGTTATTTTTCACTGCTAATACAATATTGAGCAGAGCGTGTAATGTGTTGCTCCCCAGAGATGCCACAAGACCAGCCAATATATACTGTATCACGGCAGCTTCGTTGACCTGTGGAATATCTATGCCGATTTGAGCGATAATGCACATGACGGGTCCGAGCAGGATTGTCAAAACTTCCTTTTCGACCTTGCTGCATTCTAAATATTTCCGCTTTGCAAAAGTGTTTTTTACCTGGAGATACAGAGGCTTGATTACCTCCGCCACTCTCTCTACTGCTATGGCAACCGCCAAAATGATAGTTAATACTGTTATAATATCCATTTACTTCACCTTAACCTTTCACATATTTATTTATTAGTTTCATTACCTCTCCCATCTTTTTTATTGTTATCGGCCCTACTATGCCGTCAACCTCAAGCCTAAATGCCCGTTGAAACTCCTGTACTGTTACGCTGACCACTGCCGGAACATATGCCGCGCCATGATACTCACATATACCCTGACAAATTTCATCCGCGCATTCTTTTCTGTAAGCATCGGTTAAAAGCAATTGCGCCTCTTTGAGATTATCCATAAAGGCACATTCCACAAGCACAGCGGGCATATCGGTTTCACGTAAAACATAAAAGTCTGCTGTCAGCACGCCTCTGTCCTTTTGCTTAGTCCCTTTGGCTAAATATCTGTGGATGATAATAGCTGCCGTGTTGCTTTTTGCTGAACCAGGATAGTGATATGTTGCTACACCTTCCTGCGGTCCCCAAATGCCGTTTAGGGCGTTGGCGTGGATAGAGATGTAGAAGTCTGCTCCTGCCTTATCAGCTAAATCTGCCCTGTCTTTTAGCGGCGTGTTAGCATCTGTGGGAGCAACCATTAATGTGTCAAATCCACAGCGTTCAAGGTAGAGTTTTAGATATTCGGCAACTTTGCGGTTAAACTCGTTTTCGTGCATAAATTGAGTTGTGCCAGGGAAGAACGGCGTACGCTTGCCCGGCGTTTCCATACCGTGCCCATCATCAATGGCAATCAATTTCTTACGGTACACCACCAATGCCCCGGCAATCGCACGGCCTTGATCGTGCAATGTGCCATCATAATACCCTGTTGAGCCACCGGAATCGCCTTGAAAAGCTATAATGCAACCTTTACCCAGCATATACTGTGCAAGCTCCTGAGTGGTCATGTTGTCCATGGTGGTAAGAATAATGTTGCCATTTTTAAGTTGTCCACACGCCGTTCTGCTGTTCTTGCCTGTGGACATTTTAGCCGGATTCTGAATGTTAATTTTGCCGTCCAAAATAAGTGTCATAGCGATTCCTGCACCAACTTGTGCGCCGGGTACATCACCGAAAGTTAGCTTGCCATCTTTGTACGACATAGACTTGTATGTAGCGGATGGAGCCTGTATCTGTACTCCGGATTGTTCAATTTCGCCGTAGCCGTTTGAGTTGCCTACCCAGTCAAATACGTTCCAGTTGATAGCCATTGCAATAGTTTCGTTAGCTCTCGGGCGTGGGATTTTGTCAAGGCGTTCAAGTTTGTTGGGTTCGCCTAGTTCCACAGCAAGGCGTTGCTTAAGTGGGTCAAATTCGTAGATCAATTTATTCCCCCCTCTCAATCAAGTATTCCTGTAGATCACATTTGCACTTTGTCACTGGACCATTCGCTCCCAATTGCCCTAGTCCGTCACAGATTGCCAGCGTGGCCTTGATCAATACAATGTTTTCCTCCTTCCGATGCTTGCTTGATTCCTCGATGTTTTCGAATCGCTTGATAATTTTGTACAGGGCGAATAATACCCCTGAAAGTGTGATTACGATTCCCATAATGCCTCCGATTGTTTCTAGCATTTTGACACCTCCGCATTGTTGTGATAAAATGAAAAAACTCTTATCCTTTGTCTGCCGCATTGGACAAACGAAATAAGAGCATATTAAAAGGGCGTTGGAGTTGTTCTCTCCGGCGCCCTCTTAGAGTTGTATGAGGTATGTTATCCAAATTGATCTACTAACCACACATTTTGCACCTTCTTTCTTCCCTCACTTTTATGCATAATCCAGCCACAATTTGACAATACTATTGGGACAGGCATATAATTGAAGTAATAATATGGTTTTAAACTGTAGGAGGAAATTATGAAAAAGTCATTTATTTTGGGCTTCTTGCTCGCAATATCATTATTGAATGCCGTTCCAGTAAGTGCAAATGATTCTTTATTTGATCCATTTATTTATAAAGATAACTATCAACAAGAAATTAATAGGTTAAAGCAATTACCACAAACCAATGACATCAAATCTAACATCGAGGCACTAACATATTATCGCATGAGGAAAATTGCAACTAATTTTGATTTATATGAAAAATACCTTACGCCAGAGGATTTTATATATTTAAACGGTGTTGATATTGCATGTTTTTCTGATGCACCTGCCAAAATTAGTCTAAAAGATTCTATCTATATTTGGGATAGCACAGGTTGGATATACGACAAAGAAACTAAAACATGGCACAAAGATAGCAAATCATATTAAAATTGTTTATGTTTGTGTATGACTATGCGTGTCCTCGCTTGTTGTATATGTTGTTCCGCCTACAACTACTGTATGAGTGTGTGAATCTGTTCCTGTTGTAGCTCCTTTTTTATATCCTGAATCTTCTAAACCAGTAACAGTTGCGCCAGAAAACGCCCAAGCACCTTGCGCTATTGTATTCCAAATATACATATCCGCATTAGGCGCTGACAATGCAAATACTCCAGCATTGTTGTACATTAATTCACCCATTAAATTCCCGTTCTGGTAAAATTGCAGCGCCCCATATCCATAAGGCCCTTTTTCAATTACAACTCCTTCTTTTACAGCACCGGAATAGCTTATAATCCCATTACTGTTCATAACCATTCTTTCACCGCTTGCCGCTGTTTGTATTGTGCTACCAGTGATAACCCCACCGACAATTGTCAAATTTGTTGCCGTTGCTGATCCATCTATTCCAACTTTAAACGGCGCACTCGCAAAATCAGCATGCCCAAGCCATATGCCAGTTGCGCCATCAGCCTTGAACACATTGTTACCTGTGCCTATCGTTATGCTTCCTTTAAATGTCCCACGTTCAACGGTTAAATTTCCGCTTGAATCAATATCTACTGTTATGTCGCCTGCAGCGTTCATTAACTGGTATACAAAGTCTAAACTAGCTGAATCGTACCCCATGAGCAATCTAATCACAGGTGTTCCCTGCTTATCCTTCATCACCAATAACGGACCGTCTATCTGTGTTTCACCTGCATTGCTTCTTATCACCGTTCTGCTAGTGTCAAGCCTTGTGACATTGGAAGAATCCAAATGTTGCAATATCCATTGAAGTTGCTGCACCACATCAGTGTAAGCATTAGTTAGTCCTCTGATCTTGCTGTTTACATCATCGTTTATTCCAGGCGTGTACGGTTGAAAAACTGGTGTTGACATGTTTCTACTTCCTTTCTAATTTGTATAATTATCCGTATGCGTTTTAAAATAAGTTTATATAATCTTCGTAAACTTCAACATTTGTAAATTCAACGCATCCACCTTCGCAGAGAATATCCAGTTCTTTTTGTTCGTCAGATAACTCGTTTAATTTTTCAATTAACTCTTTAACTTTCATTTATCTCACACTCCATTTCGTGCTAAAAATCCACTCCCGCTATACTATTTACACGTTCTCTTTCATCTGTTGATATTTTCAATTTGTCGGCAATGCTTTTTACCAACTCGTCAACACCGTATCCTTCAGAGACAGCCCATAATACAATTGACTGCATTTTATTTAATTCATCTTGAGAAAAAATCATAACAAACCTCCTTATGCATTAGGTATTCTCAATACTCTGTATCCAGCACCACCCGAATCATTTGCACCCGCTGCCACATCAAATCCAGCATATTTAATTGTAGGCAAACTAACTTTTCCCGCTCCTGTTTGTCTAGTCAAACGCAAATCTCCTGTAGCGGTTTCAATATTAATATTCCACTTTGACAATCCGTCTGCGGATATCAATCCGATATGTGTATTAGAACCACAAATCATTACAGGCTCAGTAGTTATTGCCGCGAGTGCGGTTAATGCTCCTGCATCCGAAGCCGCTAGCACTGTCTTTTTTAACTTCATATTATTTTGATAGCCTAAACCTGTAGACCATGTTAATACAGCATCAG